GCGCATTGTTCGCAATTATGTCATTAGTAGTTGGAACATTACTTGGTTGGGTTTATCGAGAATATACTTGGTCACAACAACCTCAAAATCTTCACCCAGAATTTTTTGATGTAAATGGTAATATAATACCGGATGAAATCATATCTGTAAGATTTGATCAATCAATGTTAGAGGAAGAAGAAGAACCTGAAGATTAAATGGAGTCTATTAAAATGAAACTGCCCCAAAATCAATTGATATCTGAGATTATTCAAAGAGTATCAAACGCAAAAACTAAATCTGAAAAAATTGAAATTCTTCGTCATTACGACTGCCCTGGACTTAGGGCAGTTTTGATTTGGAACTTCGCTGATAATGTAAAGTCATTAATTCCGGAAGGAGAAGTTCCTTATACACCTAACGATGCTCCCGAAGATACTGAGCACACAAGACTTACGCACGAGTGGAGAAAATTTAATTACTTTGTAGAAGGATCATCAGATCTTTCAAAAGTTAAAAGAGAAAATGTTTTCATTCAACTTTTAGAAAGTCTTCATAAGTCTGAAGCAGAAATTGTTTGTTTGATTAAAGATAAACAATTAAATCAAAGATATAAAATTACAAAACCAGTGGTCAAAGAAGCTTTCCCAGAAATTATTTGGGAATAATTTGACATAGAATATGCTTAGCACTATACTTATAGAGTTGAGAATAAATTTATGAACAGAGATAATCTTAAACTCATTGTAAAAAATCTTGAATTACTTTTAGATTCATTGAAATCTGAAATAAATTCTGATGTTGAATCTTATAGTTATAAAAAAATAGATTCACGTATTGGTGAAATTGATGATTATGACGAAGTTTTTGAAGATGATGAATAATGAGATTTAAAGATAGTATTAGACTTATAAAAAAGGCAATGAAAAAACCGAATTTATATTCGGATAGTGAACTTTCTTATATGAAAATAGCATTAGAAAGAGCAAAGGAATCTCTTGCCAAAAAGAAACTTATTAAAAAGAAAAAAGGATTTGGATACAAAGATGAATCAAAAGGTTAATTTTATTAGTTCTACTCCTGATGCAGAAAAGCAAATTGCTTACTGTGCAAGAGTAAGCAATCCTAAAAATCAAGATAATGAAAAGTTCCAAAATTTAATTAAGTATTGTATAAAAAATCAACACTGGAGTATCTTTGAACACGCTTTTATGACTCTAGAGATTAATACATCTCTAGCTATTGCAACTCAAATTTTGAGACATAGAAGTTTTACATATCAACAGTTCTCTCAAAGGTATGCTGACAGTAGTGAACTTCAATTAGATCTTCAAATTCCAGATCTTCGTCGTCAAGATAGTAAAAATCGTCAAAACAGTATTGATGATGTGAATCCATTTTTAAAACAATCATTTGAGATAAAAATTCAAAAACATTTTTCTGAGTCAATGCAAATTTATAAAGAAATGCTTGAAGCAGGAATTGCAAAAGAATGTGCTAGATTTGTTCTTCCACAAGCAACTAATACTCGTCTCTATATGTCAGGAAGTGTAAGATCTTGGATTCATTATATTGAATTAAGAAGTGCTCACGGAACACAAAAAGAGCATATGGATATTGCTAATCAATGTAAAGAAATCTTCATTGATAAATTTCCATCAATTTCTTCTTCCTTAGAATGGTCTAAATAATTTTTTTATATTTTAAAATGGCAACCTATCCTATTATTAATAAAAACACTGGTGAGCAAAAGGAAGTTACGTTAAGTGTTCACGAATGGGATCATTGGAAAGATGAAAATCCTGATTGGACACGCGATTGGTCTGATCCATCTACCTGCCCTTCTCCTGGAGAAGTTGGTGAATGGAAAAACAAATTAATTAGTAAGTATCCTGGTTGGAACGACGTTCTACACAAGGCATCAAAAGCACCCGGTTCAAGAGTAAGTAAAATCTAATGGCAAGGAAAAGAAGAAATCAGGATCAACCAATCGGAGTTGGGATGACCGCAAAACAAATGAAAAGAAAAAAACCACTTAATTCAGATAGATTAGTAGATGTCAAACCAGTAACAGAAAATCAAAAGAATCTTTTTGATCTCTATAACGAGCAAAAGCATTTATTTGTTTATGGATGTGCTGGAACTGGAAAAACTTTTTGTTCATTGTATCTTGCACTTAAAGATGTTCTCAATGAAATTACACCATACGATAGAGTAGTCATTGTAAGATCTCTAGTTGCTACTAGGGAGATTGGATTTCTTCCAGGAGATCACGAGGATAAGTCAAGTCTTTATCAGATTCCTTATAAGAATATGGTAAAGTATATGTTCGAGATGACAAGTGATGCTGAATTTGAAATGCTTTATGGAAATTTAAAGCAACAAGAAAGTATCAAATTCTGGAGCACTTCATTTATTCGTGGAACAACTCTTGATAATTGTATTATCATTGTTGATGAAACTCAAAACTTGAATTTTCACGAATTAGATAGTATCATTACTCGTGTTGGAGAGGACAGTAAAATTATTTTCTGTGGTGATGCAACTCAATCAGATTTAACAAGAAATAATGAAAGAGATGGTATTATCAATTTTATGAAAATTATTGAAAGAATGCCAGAATTTGAAACTGTTCAGTTCACTACTGATGATATTGTTCGTTCTGGATTAGTTAAGTCCTATCTAGTAAATAAAATTGCTGCTGGTTTTTAATGTTTAATCATATTGATTTGAAACTCCCTAAACTTGAAAGGGAAACAATTGATGGAGTAAGATATTATAAAGTTTCTGATGGAGATCAACTTAAAAAATTGGTCTCCATTACTTCTATTACGAGTCATATCAATCGCCAAATATTTATTGATTGGAGAAAGAAAATTGGTGAAGATGAAGCAAATAAAATTACAAAAGCTGCAACTAGTAGAGGAACAGATCTTCATACATTAGTTGAAAATTATTTACAAAATACTTCAGAACTTCCTGAAGTTCAACCAATATCAACTCATCTTTTTAGAATTGCAAAGTCTGATCTAGACAACATTGATAACATTCACGCTTTAGAAGAATCAATGTATAGTCTTGAATTGGGAATTGCAGGAACTGTAGATTGTATCGCAGAGTATAATGGTGAACTTGCTATCATTGACTTCAAGACTTCAAAAAAACCAAAACCAAGGGAATGGATTGATCATTACTTTGTACAGTGTGCTGCTTATGCTTGCATGTTATACGAACTTACTGGTATAATAGTAAAGAAGTTTGTCATCATAATGACTTGTGAAAATGGAGAGTGTGAAATTTATGAAGAGTATGACAAAAAAAGATACATCAAATTATTGTATCAGTATATTCAAGAGTTCGTTGATTTTAAATTAAAAGAATATGGAAAGTAATGTAGAAAAGGTTCTAGATAGTAAATTTCTAAGTGCCTCAAAGTTTTCTCAAATTATTGAGCAACTGGTAAAAAATAATCCAGAAATGAATTATATTGATGCCATTGTTTTTTATTGCGAAGAAAATGGTATTGAAGTTGATTCAGTATCAAAACTTGTCAGCAAACCTCTGAAAGAAAAACTAAAGCGTGATGCAATTGAATTAAATTTCCTAAAAAGAACTTCTAGAGCAAAACTTTTTATATGACACCTTTTGATGTTTATAAACAATATCTTGCCATAAAAAACCACTTTAGTAAACCAAATTATGATTATTTTAAATACGCTGGTAAGTCAAGAGCATCAATAAATTCTTTTAATACAAGAAAGGATAAGTATTGGTTTGAGAGAATGAGTCGTCAAAAAACAGACGATGAAATTAAAAACTATTATGTTGCAAATTTTGTTGAATCTGATACTCCAGATCGACTTTGGATAGGAGAAATTTTTCGTGATGGAGAACAAAAGTATCAGAACTGGATGAAGAGGCAACAGAGTTTATCTTATCTTTTTAAAGAACAATCTCAAACTATATTTCTAGATTATGATTTGGATGAAATATTTGATACATCTAAAACTCATCCAATAATCTTAAAAAAATTTTTAAGTAGTCAGATTACAATAGAAACTATGGTAATCTACAACAAAATATTTTTATACTCTGATATATTTGATAGAAAACTTAAAGATCCAGTATGGGAATCTGTTAGTTTAAAGATAAGAAAGTATTCTCCTTTTCTAAATATTGATATAAAACAATACAAGAAATATTTAAAAACAATTATAGGAGAAAAATAGAATGTCTTTTTTTGATTCTGATATTATAAGAGAAGAGATGGAAAATATATTTTCCATGCAATCTGAAATATACAGAAATATTCAGAATTTCCCTAAGATGAGTAGATCTGAAAAGTTTAATCACGTTGAATGCCTTTCAAATCTTTTAGAAAAACAGAGCGTATTATATGCAAGGTTAAGTTTATCTGATGATCCGGAAGCGATTGAGATGAAAAATAAGATCGAAGAAGCAGTTAATATACTAGGATTTGAAAATGCAGATATGAATCTGATCTTCAAATCTATGAAACGAACAATCGAACATATGCAAAAAAGTATAAGCCTTGACACTAAGGAAACTTAGTGTTATAATAACATAGTTCAATCCAACTAATCCAAAAAATCCTAATGTCATTTTCAAATCTTAAAAAGCAATCTTCTCTTGGCAGTCTTACTGCTAAACTTGTAAAAGAAGTAGAGAAGATGAGTTCCGCTGGAAACAACACTGATGATCGAATCTGGAAACCTGAAGTAGATAAAGCAGGTAATGGATTCGCTGTAATTCGCTTTCTCCCCGCCCCTGAAGGAGAAGAACTGCCTTGGGCGAAGGTTTATACCCACGCCTTCCAAAGCACCGGAGGATGGTTCATTGACAACTGTCTGACTACAGTCAATCAAAACTGTCCTGTATGTGAAGCAAACCGAGAGCTTTGGAATACAGGAAGTAAAGCAAATCAAGATATTGTAAGGGATCGTAAGCGTAAGCTCTCATACTACAGCAACATTTATGTTGTTCAAGATAAAGCACATCCAGAAAACGAAGGTAAAGTATTCCTCTTTAAGTTCGGTAAGAAAATCTTTGATAAGGTAACAGCAGCAATGCAACCTGAGTTTGAAGACGAGAAGCCTATTGATCCATTTGACTTCTGGAATGGTGCAAACTTCAAAGTCAAGATCACTAAGAAGGATGGATATTGGAACTACGATAAGTCTGAGTTCGATTCTCCTGGACCACTTTCTGACGATGATGATGAGATGGAAGCAATCTGGAAGAAGTCTTATCCTCTTGCAGACTTTGTAAATCCTGAGAAGTTCAAGTCATATGATCAACTTAAAAATCGTTTAAATACTGTTCTTGGAAAAGCAAAGGTTCAGCAAAAAGTTGATGAGTCTTTTGAAGATGAAGACAGTGGATCTGCTCCTCCTGTTCCTGAAAATCTTCGTGATGAACTTAGTTCACTTTCTCCAAGTAAAGTTGAAGAAGATGATGATGCTTTGAGTTACTTTGCTCGACTCGCTGAAGAATAATTACCTTGGGGAGATAATTCTTAAATTATCTCCCTTTTTAGTTTTATCATCCACAAACTGTGAAGAGAATCCATAAGACATAATTTCTTCAAAGTCATCAATTGCAGTTTGTAGATACCTTCTTCTTAAAAGAAATATATTTCTCTTTGAGTCATTTCTTTCAACTTCATATTCATAGTTTGTAACTGCTTTAATTGGACTAATGGTTATAGTTTGATTTAAAGCTTCATCAAAGTAAGAAACCGAAAAGTCTTGATCAACAATTTTTCCAGAAGGTACAATTAGTTTTCCAGAGTTATCAATGTAT